CTAAAGGTTTTGGAGCAAAGAGAGGCGTTAAATGACGAGAGTATTAAAAACATCAAGTGGCTATCCCGCGCAATCGGTACTTCTATCATTGCGTTCTTTTTGTGGTTCTTTACTAAAAAATGAGATTATGACACCAGAACAATTCGTTAAAATATTCTACCCACACGCCAAAAAAGTGCAGGATAAAACTGGTATTTCAGCAGTTGCACTACTTGCACAATCGGCACACGAAACAGGATGGGGCGCAAAGGCGGTCGGTAATATGATGTTTGGCGTGAAAGATACTGACGGCATCAACGGCAATGAGCAGTTGATTACTACGACCGAATACCACAACACTGCCAAAGTTAAATATCCTGTTATTATTAAGATTGTACAGGTTGGCAAGCGTTTCAAATACACGATAAAGGACTGGTTTAGGAAATACGACAGCGCGGAGCAATCGTTTTATGACCATGCCGAGTTCTTACGGACTAACAAGCGATATTCGGCAGCATGGGCTGTAAGGAACTCGCCTAAAGAGTTTTTAAAGCGATTAGCCATTGCCGGTTACGCGACCGATCCGCAATATGCAATTCTTATGAATCAAATGGTAGATTCAGTAAACAAAAGACTACCCAAATGAGCAAGCGCGAATTCATCCCATCGCTAATAACCACGCCCGAAAAGCTTGCCATTCGTCACCCCGAAAGCGATTGGTATTATTTGAAGGCTAATGGGATTAAGAAGAAAAAAGGGAAAGTGCCGATGCCTCCACGTCCTGCTGCGCCTACAGACAAATAACACACTTGAACTTCGTATATCCGCTATCTCACTAGCACAACCACCTTAACGGGTGGTTTTTTCGTTAAATGGAATGATTATAAATTAACATCGGGGCTTGTATATACCGAATAATGTATATACATTTGGTCTATCAAAATATCACAACCATGACAAAAGACAAAACATACCCAGTGCGCTACTCCCAAGCCGACATCGAAGCGCACGGTGGATTAGCCAACCTTAAAAAGGCAATCTTAGCGGCCAGGAATTTAGATAAGGATGCGCTGGATCAATTAACCGCCCGTCTATCCAAAGAAGCGCAACAGAATGCGATGGAGGGGTGTGCGAGAGTGAAAAATGATAATGTTTAAAATATAGAATTATGAAAAACACTTACTACAAATACGCTGCCAACGTTTACGTGGCTAAATGTGCTGAAATGCACGAAAAAGGCGAGACAATTCTAGTTGAAACCAAATATGGTAAAGAAAACGAAAGCATTGTTTTTAATCTTGTCGGTCGAGACAAAAACGGCAACTATTACTACTCAATTGTTCGCGCTGATGGTTTCAATGTACAAGAATTTGCAAAGAAAAAAGCGGAAAGATACCAACAATGGGCGGCAAGCGCAGAACAGAAATCAAATGAACTTTGGGACGCTTCAAAAGAAGGCCGTGATTTTCTAGTATTAGGCGAACCGATAAAAGTCGGGCATCATTCAGAGAAACGCCACCGCGCATTAATTGAGCGCAACCACAACAGAATGGATAAAGCTATGGAGGTCGGTAAAAAGGTCGAACAGCACGAAAGCAAAGCGGATTACTGGAAACGCAAAGCAAGCGATATTAATTTGTCAATGCCTGAGAGCGTAGAGTTTTACGAGTATAAAGTAGAAGAAGCCAAAGAGTATCACGAAGGATTGAAATCGGGTAAATATGAGCGATCACATTCTTTCTCACTTACCTACGCTAAAAAAGCCGTAAACGAAGCCGAGAAAAATCTACAACTCGCTAAAAAACTTTGGAACTAACCCCCGCTACAAGCGATAACAATTGAAATGAAATGGAAAAAACGATATTAGACGCGTGTTGCGGCGGTGGAAGTGAAAAATACAAGAAATTTGGGGGTGGTGCGCGATTGGTCAGTTTTTTAGATCAAAACAGCCTCATTCCCTTATTTGACGGGGACTTTGGGGCGGTGCTTAGCAACCCCGTTGTTTTGAAAATGGTGTTGGGAGGCCGAAGATGGTGAGGAAGTGCCTTAATTGCTGGTAACGTATCGGTGCTATGCGATGTGGCGGATTTTCAGCAGAAAGCCCAATACGAAGCACCAAAGTTTGAATTAGTACAAATGTTTAATCGAAGCACGTCAGCCGCCATATTGTATAGCACTTGTTAGCGGCTGCCCTTCTTCACAAATCAAAATAAAATGGACGCAAATAGAAAAAAGTTAATCCAACTAAGAACGAAACTTGAATTTTACAAGAAGTTGGATAAGAAATTAGAGCAAGTATTAAATGCTGAATTGGAAATTGAAGATTGGAGCGGAGAAGTTTACAGTAAAATTTCAAGATTAGAAACTGAACTTGATGATTTGAAAATGGAAATGGATTTACCTGATGCAGAATGGGACGAAGACGAGGTTTCTTAGGGTTGCCGCTAACGTTTTCGGGCTTGGCGAAGTTGCCGAACCGAAAGCTAAATTGAAAAACAAAATTTGAAATTATGGAACAAAGTTTATTTGAAAACGAAAACGGCAATTTTGCCAAACCGATGTTAGCGGAGGTTATTTCTCGGGAGCAATATTTAAACGCTTTAGAATTAATTGACAATTATCATAGACAAAACTCAAATATCGAAACAAAAGTAGAAATCAGTAAGTCTATTTTCAAAGCAAATAGAGGTGATTTTGTTTTGTGTAAATATGTTCGAGATGCAAATAAAAAATGTTTGACAAAAAATAAGAAATATGAAATAATTGACTTCTACCATAATCAAACTGAATTTTATTTAATTGATGATAATGGAAAACGTAAACGTTACGATTGTGATGATATTCAGTTTTCTGCGGTATAATCTCCGCTAACGGTTTCGTGTATGGGTAGTGTGGGATTACGAAGCACCAACCTGTCAAATTACTAAAAACTTAAATACGAGAACAAATGATTAAACAACAACAAAACCCCACATTACCTATACACGGTGTTATGCACAGGTTTTCTTATCGTTGGACTTTAAAAGATGCCGTATTTACAAAGGATAAAGGCAAAGTATTTAGTTGCTTTGCTTGTGGAGGTGGCTCAACTATGGGTTACAAATTGGCTGGATTTGATGTGATAGGATGCAATGAAATTGACCCTAAAATGATTGAAGCATACAAAGCTAACCACAACCCGAAATATGCTTTTTTAGAGCCAATACAAACATTTAAAATGCGTGAGGATTTGCCACAGGAACTTTATGAACTGGATATTTTAGACGGGTCGCCCCCTTGTAGTAGTTTTTCAATGGCTGGGAATAGAGAAAAAGACTGGGGAAAAGATAAAGTTTTTAGAGAGGGGCAAGCGATGCAAGTTTTAGATACTTTGTTCTTTGACTTTATTGATTTGGCTAAAAAATTACAGCCTAAAGTTGTGGTTGCTGAAAATGTAAAAGGCTTGCTTTTAGGCGATGCGAAACAGTATGTAAGGCAAATATACCGTGAGTTTGATTTGGCTGGTTATTATTGCCAACATTGGCTTTTAGATGCTTCAAAAATGGGTGTACCACAAAGACGTGAACGTGTGTTTTTTATTGCATTGCGTAAAGATTTGGCAAAACCTTTTTTAAAGCAAATGAACTTGTTTGATATTTTGCCAGAAATAAAACTGGAATTTAATGAGCCTGAAATACCATTTAAAGAAATTTCGCAAACCGATAAAGAATTTGAGGTTACTGAATGGGTTGAAATTTGGAATAAAATGAAAGAAGGTGATAGTTTGGATAAATTTACTGGATATGGTTTTAACACATTAAAAGTAATAAATAACCAACCATTGCCAACTATTGCAGGAACACAAAGAATAAATAGTTTTAAATCGGCTGGACTTATACACCCAACTCAATGCAGAAAATTAAATAATACAGAGTTTAAATTGGGTGGAACTTATCCATTAGATTACAATTTCGATAGTGGAAAAGGTAACTCAAATTATGTAGGCTATCTGATTGGAATGAGTGTTCCACCTGTAATGACTGCGCAAATAGCAACTAACATTCACGAACAATGGTTATCTAAACTATAACAGCAAAAGTTAGCGTTTTAACTTGCACAGTAAAAAAATTATTGTAATTTTGGGGTTATGGCCAGACCAAGCGAATATGATTTTGAAAAGTGTAAAGCAATTTGTGAAGAGGTTGCAGAAGGCTTTAATATCAAGACAGTTCTTAAGTCAAAAGAAGAGTACCCAGACTTTTCTACATGGTGCCGTTGGAAGCGTGAAAATGAGGAATTACGCAACCTGTATGTAAACTCGATGCAGGATAAGTCGGAAAGTGTAATTGAAGAAATTGACCACGTTTATGATTTGCTTAAGAACGGATCTATTGAACCATCAGCAGCAAATGTATTAATCCAAACTAACAAATGGCTAGCCGCTAAGTTTTATCCTAAGATGTTTGGGGATAAGGTTGATTTAACTTCCGATGGCAAGCAAATAAAATCCAGTGCGCCAGTAATTGTTTTTAAAGATTTTGATGAAAATAAAGAATAATTTTGTAAATTAGCCGATATGTAGTTGCGGACATATTTAAGACATTTTAAAATTCTCACGATTGATAGAACCGCAACTCTTGATATCGTGAGTTTTTATTTTTATGATAGGCATATACAAAATTACAAGCCCAAGAAATAAGATTTATATTGGGCAGTCTTTGGATTTAGTTAGGAGAGAAAAGGAGTATAAAAGACTTCATTGCAAAGGGCAACCGAAGCTGTATTATTCGCTTAAAAAATATGGAATAGAAAACCATATCTTTGAAGTCATAGAATTCTGCAGTATAATTGATTTGAATGACAAGGAGCGATATTACCAAGATTTATTTAACAGTGTCGGCGACTTCGGGCTAAACCTTAAGCTAACATCTGACAACTGCAGGAGTGGTAAACTCTCGGATGAAACAAAGAAAAAAATATCCAAATCAAATATGGGTAGGATAGTTTCCAAAGAATCAAGATTAAAAATGTCTATAGCAAAAAAAGGAGTTCCGAGAACAAAAGGATTGATAAGAAGCGAATCTCACTGCAGGAAAATATCTGAATCTAAAATGGGGTGCAAGACTTGGAATAAAAACATTCCCAGAACTGCAGCAGAAAAAGCAAATATGTCTAAAAACAGAATAGGTAAAATGATGGGAGCCAACAACCACGGATCCGTTTTAATTCTAAACTTATTTACAGGGACATTTTATTTTGGAATTAGAGAGGCTGCAGAATCTTTCGATGGTAACTATCATTCAATGCGTGACAGATTAAACGGTAAGACTAAAAACAAAACACCTTATAGAAAAGTATGAGTGAAATTATATTCAGTAAAAAATACAAGCCGCTGTTTGAGTTATTGGATGGTAAATATCCAGAGGTTGACACGGTTTTAATGACTGGTGGTCGAGGTTCTGCTAAGTCATTTAACGCTGCAGTTTTTTCTTTGATTGCGTTAGTTAGCCACGACTACGACGTTTTATATACCAGATTTACAAACGTTTCGATTGCGGATTCTATTAAGCCCGAAGTAGACAGCAAAATAGATATATTAGGTTTCCAAGACTTTTTGATAAGCACAAACACTCACATTCAAAACTTTTCAGGACATAGGATAGCTTTTAAGGGATTAAAAACAGGCAGTAAGCAACAGACAGCAAATCTAAAATCACTTAGCGGCTTCTCGATGTTTGTCATTGACGAGGCTGAAGAAACACCTGATTATGAAACCTACGAAAAGGTATTCTTATCAATCAGGAGCAAGGATAAGCGAAACCTGACAATATTGATATTGAACCCAGCGAGCGTTCACCATTGGATTTACCGCGAATTCTTTTCCGCAAGAAATATTCCAGGCGGCAGCAATACGGTGGCGGGGAATGTAATGTACATTCACACATCGTATTTAGACGTTCCAAAAGAATACATTGCCGATAATATTCTTGCTTACTACCAACGATTGAAATTAGAAGACCCCGACAAGTACGAACAAATTGTAATGGGAGGTTGGACTGAAGCTGTTGAGGGTCGGGTTTTCAATGACTGGAAACGTAACAAATACGCTGACTTCATTTCTCTTAACCTACAATCATTCTTTGGGGTTGACTGGGGTAAAAACCACAAGTTCGGTATCGTTGAAATGAAATTCGACAAATACAATAATCGGTTGTACTGTCACCAACGAAACTACTTTTCCGAAGTTGAGCTATTATCTAAATTAAGCAGCCAAGAGCAATCGGATATTAAAGATAACGGGGGCATTATTATACACACTTTCAAAAAGTTGGGAATACCAAAGAACGCCTATTGCGTTTGTGATTCGGCTGTGCCTGATAATATTATGCTTTTGCGCGCACACGGTTGGGAATACGCTTATGGTATTGATAAGCCAAAAGGATCGGTTATGGCTGGAATATCCTTGCTGCACTCAACCGAAGTTATTTATACCGAGGAATCAGACGGGATTGATTTGGAATTTAAGAACTATGCCTACGCCAATGATAGATTGGGCGTTGTTGATGATGAAGTGATAAAGGCGTATGACGATGTTATTGACCCGATTAGATACGGACGCCGCCACGCTGAGAAACATTTGAACAAATAAAAAAACCCTCACATCACTGCAAGGGCTTACCAACCTAAAAAACTAACTCACTTAATTCACAGGCCTGTAATACAATTTCGTATTGAATGACGCGGCCATTGTTCCCGTCCCAACGTATTTGATTTGGTAGTATGGGTAATCGGTAGGCTTCACAAGGAATGAGAACGATTGGCTGGCTACAT